TTTACGTACTTGGCCAACGTTTCATAAGAACTCGTAATATACTTTTCAAGTTCCATTTCACAGATCTTATTAAGGAACGAAACAACGCTTTCATTAGTCTTCTCTCTCCCCTTGTATATAACCTCGACCAGAGGACCCAGATTGAGGTAGATACTATCAGTATCACTAGCAATAACATAATCTTCACCCTCCGTTTTAAGTATTTTGTTTAGATAATTGTTCATGCGGTTTTCTATCCAACGAATAGAAACCTGTCCTGATAAGGTAATTGCTTCCGCATTTGCTAATTTATAATATCGGAAGTATTGATTACCAATCGCACCATAGGCAGAGTTAAGAGAAATCTTCTTTGCCATCTGGATATTATTGCACCTTGCGATTTCTTTTTCAAGTTCTTTTGTTTTACTCTTTTCATACTTCTTCTTTGCAGTAATCATTCTCTTCTTGAAGATGACCCTTTCATTATACATCTTCTCCATCAGTTCTGGCAAGAAACCTCTTACGTCCTTTCGATACATTGCACCATTCGCACAAACAGCATTATCCTGATACATCTCAAAAGTCAACTCTTCATTAAGTATTTTATCAACTGTAACTGTGGGGTGTTTTGTTTCAAGTAAAGTTTCTGGGGAAATATTATACTGCATAATCAAATGCGGATATAGACTATTCAAGTCAAAAGAAACTACCCAATCATACTTACCAGGTATTGGTTCTTTTACATATGCACCTGCATACTTATCAGACTTATCAGATCTTTCTTTTGGGGGTATAACAATATTTCTTCTCTTCAAATAATTGTAGATAATTGTGTCCCACATTCTTACCTGATAGAACACATCTTCATAGTTGACCTTTGCATCGTATGCCATTGTCAAGGCGAGTTCAATCAACTTCATCTTGTCTTCTAATCTGTCAACAAGTTCTACGTCAATGATGTTATATTCAACAAACTTCTGCCAACCTTTTGTATAGAAGTCTTTGAATGTATCAAACTCTGAGTGATCAAGTTTCTTTTGTCCAAGTTCAACACTTGCAATATAATCTAATCGGTATGACTCTTGTGCTTTGTATGTAAACTTCTTATAAAGATCAAGATAATCTAACTGCGACACACCACCAATGTCATAAGAGATATGTTTACGACCTGCAATAAAAGTTTCACACTCTGTCACCAAACCCCAAGGTGACATTCTCTTCATTAGTTTACCACCAAGAACACGATCTAATCTACGACAAACATATGGAATATCATACAACTTACTATTCCAACCTGTAATAACTTCTGGTGTATTATCTTCAATCATCCACCAGTTTATAAATGCATTTAGAAGTTCATACTCTGAACTGAATGACTTGTAAATTACATTCTTCTGCTTATTATTGAAGTCACCAACACCCCAAGTAATAATCTGTTTTGTAGTATAGTCTTGTATTGATATGAGTAGTATTTCTTCTGCAGCAGATTCTACATCAGGGAAACCATTCTCTGACTTTACCTCAATATCAAGTGTGACTAATTTAATCTTTTCAATATCAAACTTAACTTCCTGTTCTGGATACTTGTCTGATATGTATTGGTATATAAATCTTTCATTTCCATATACATCAAAGTTTTCTATCTCTGCATACTTCTTTATAAACTCACGACAATCTCTTACTGTGCCAGGTTTGATAGGTTCAACAACATCTCCTGTCAGTGTTTTGTATTTACTTTTTCTTTTAGAGTTGACAAAAAGAGTTGGATAGAACTTCTCACGAGTTGTGAAGTGTTTGCCATCTTCATAACCACGAACTAAGAAGTTGTCTCCAACCATTTGAACGTTGGTGTAAAACCTCATTCTTTAATCAAATTTAGATATTGTTCTAACAGTGTAGGTGTTGGGATCGCTAATGTCAAGATCTTATCAGAACCCATCATAAAAGTATCATCCCTTGTAAGATCCATCATGAATGGTTCAAGAATAGTTTTACCTGATTCTGTATTGACAACATATGGTTTTGTAAGTTTACAATCTGGTTGTCCTATGTCTTCAGTTGGAACCTCATCAACTTGACTAATTATGTAATGATTATTTGTCAGTGCTATTACTCTCACTTCCATTTATTTTCTCCTGATACATTTCTTTAAGACTATCTATAGGTTCCACAATAGTCATCACTTGATGTCTTGGAACTAATACTTCTTTATCTGCCGATAATAAAATCCAAGGAGATAAAGTAATTTGAATTTGTCTATCATCATCACTCTCAGCAATAAATTCCTTTTCAGTTATAATGCGATGAGCATTACCAAACAAATAACCAATTGGTTTCCCATCATCTACTAATTCTTTTATTTCTGCAATAACTTGATCTTGGTCTTGCAATACTGCTAATTTGATAGACATAATAAAAATGTGTTACATATATTATAACATAAAAAAAGGGTTCGTCAAGAACCCTTTGTAATTTATTTAAAGATAATCTTTTCGAGCATGATGATCGGGGATTATTTTACCCAAGTTGACGGTAAGAAGTCCGTCTTTAAATTGGACATCCCTGACTTTAACATCATCTGAGAGTTGCCAGGCTCTGTTGAAAGATCTCTGAGCCAGTCCTTTATGGACATACTCGGATTCTGT